CCGCCCCCGGGTTCACAGTGGACGGAGCGGGTGATACCTACGCTATTCCAGGCATACATGTCAGACGGCGGCAAGCATGGCCGCACCTTCTACTGGCCGCCGACCCAGGAGATGATCTTCGCTGGTGGGGATTGGAGGACTGAGCAACTGAACAACGGCAACGGTGTCGGCTCGGAGGTCTGGGCTCTTAAGGTGAGCACGGGCGTGTGGCGACAGCTGCATCCCTTCTGTCCCCCGGCTGGGGCTATGGCTCCGGCCCGGCCGGACAACGTGGTCTGGATACCGGACCCGACGCGGAACCGCGCCATCATGGCGCCCGGGTACTACTTCGGCGTGTTGCTGGCCGAGCAGGAGTGCCCAGGCCCGCAGTACGTCCATGACTCCATCGCCTTTAACTTCGGCACCGGGAAGTGGGGACCCTCGAACATTCCCGAGCCATTCGATGGCTGGGGTGGGGACAACCACGGCCTCTTTGGAGTATATGACCCAACGACCGATCAACTTATCCGCCCACGGTGGAGCGGCGGTTGGGGGTTCCAAATCGAGAAGTTCTCATTCACGACAGGAATGTGGACCTACTGGTTCGTCTACTCGGAAACCTTGCCCGTCCGCGACTTTTATACGGTCTACCGGACGCAACCGGCACACGACGCCCAGAATGGGATTCTCTACATGGCAGATCGGAACCGGCGCGTGCTGTACGTGTTGAACTATCGGGCAGAGACCGTGAGTGAAGTTCCTATGCCGCCTCAGTGGCCAGCCGAGGAGCCAACGGGCGGAATTGAGGCTGCTACCTCTGTGTTCGACAGTGTGAACCGCCGGGCGCTCATCTTGGGTCGGACAGAGCATGGGACTTCCGACCTGGCGGGGATCGCTATTTATGATCCCCTCACTGGCACGATGACGTGGGAGCCCGCGCCGCTAGGCATTACCGGCTCCGTGGCGGGCTTCGATGTGGCGTCGGGACAGATGGTCCTGATCGGTAAGCGGGCCACGCCATCGGCCTACTATCTCTATCGAGGCGCCGCTAGGTGAAGGACTTCGACGGCATTGACGATGTGGTCTCGATTCCCGCCGCTGGGCCCAATCAGGCGGCGAACTACACGGTCGCCTCATGGATTTTCCCCACTCGGACAACAGCCGACTTATATGATGGGATTTTTGGGCGGTCCTGGAACAGCCTTACTGGGTATGGAACGACGTATTATCAAGCTGGTCCATTGAATGAACAGATCGAACACTTTCAAAATGGGGTCGTTCGGCTTACATCTCCAGTCGGCTCGATTCCCCCAAATCGCTACTGTTTTTGGGCTGTGACACATGACGGCACGAACGGCCGTCTCTATACCGCTCGATTTAACGACCGGGTGCTCACCCTTGAGCAGACGACGACGTATGGAGACCAGACGTTCGAGAACCTTGCGCACAGTATCGGAAGCGCCGGGGCCTCCGGCGAGTTCTACCTGGGCCGAATTGGGATGGTCTCGATCTTCAACGCTGCTCTTAGCCTTGATCAGTTGAACCGGCTCATGATTCTCTCTTTTGCACCCTTCCACAAGTTCGGGACTACTGTGCTCAACGGGCACTGGCCGCTCTGGGAGTCTGCCGCCGCGACGGCGCTCGATCACTCCGACAGGGGCAACAATGGAACGGTCACGGGAACTACGGTGGCGGAAGAACCACCTTGGATGACTCGATATGGAACCCGGGTTAGCATTGTTACTCCCGCTGCCGCTGGGGCTGCTGTTACACAACCCTACAGAAAGTTCTACCATGGGGTTGGTCTCGGGATTCTCCAAGGGGTTGGCTAAGTGGAACTGTTTCGGACATCCGGCGTCGCCACAATCTTGACGTTCCCACTCTACGATCTTGAGAATCGTGTGCGGACTGGGGCAACGACTCTCGACTCAGAGTGGATCGGGTGGACGGACAATGAGTCTCCCGAGGCGAATGGAAATCCCGGATGGCGGGACATGACAAATGAGGCAGATGAAATCGGGACCACCGGGACATATCGTTTGTCTGTCACAGCAGCGGAAGTCCCCGCTGCGTCACCCTATGTGATGATCCGCGTCCAGGGCGGGAACATCGCCACCCAGTACATCCTCATCAACACGGCTTCCGTCTATGCGAACGTGGTCAGTTGGCGGGGACTCGTGCCCAACGTCCTGGTCTCAAGCCGGGTGGATACGAGCGTTGGAGCGATGGCAACAGATGTTGTGACCGCCGCAGCCATCGCAGCGGATGCTGTCGGGTCCTCAGAACTGGCCACGACGGCTGTCAATGAAATCGTGGACCAAGTCTGGGATGAATTGATTTCAGACCATGTCACAGACAACACATTCGGGAGGGGTGCTCAACGACTCTACTTTGCCACCCCGTTCTCGTCGCTCACGATTGGAACAGCAAATGTGGTTGGAACCGCTGGAATCACCGCCGGGTCGTTTGCTGCCAATGCGCTCGACGCGGCGGCTGTCTCAGTCGATGTCGGCTCAGAGTTCGCAGACGCCTTCCTTGGCCGAAATGTCCGGGGGACATCCTCGACAGGGCGTCGCGTGTACGAGGCGATGGCGTTCATGCGGAACCGTGTCGCGTTGAGTGAAGGAACCTTGACCGTCTATAACACCGACGATACCACTACAGAGTGGACGGCAACCGTCGCCACTCAGGCTGTCACCGCTGTATTGACGAACTTGGACCCCGCATGAAGACTCTCATGGTACGTCTCGGTCTGTGGCTCGCATATCGAGGGGGATGGCATTCTCCTATTTGCCAACGTCCACACCATTCTCCCGTCTGTCAACGTCTACACTACTCTCCCATCTGCCAACGGCTACACCATTCTCCCATCTGTGAACTTCCACACCATTCTCCTGTCTGTAAACGTCCACACCTTCCTATCATATCCTCTCCTCTGTCTGAGCAGGCTCGGGCGTTGTGTGTCCAAGAGGAAGCTCTAGGTGGAGGTGGGGAGTCGAAACGCCACCGAGTCTATGCTCGGCTCCTGAAGGAGTTTCCTGGGCAAACCCGGGAAATCGCACTAGCGATTGAGCATTCACTTCCCGAGAGTCCATAAATGGGCGGGCACCCGATCTATCGGTGGAAGTGGGGAGGACAAAGTGCCCCCGGGGCAGCCCCAGTACGCACTCGACGTGACGTTGAGTACGTATCAATGTCGCATCGTCCCCATTGGGTTCTCCTGCTCTGGGCACTCGTGAGGTCTTAATATGGGTGTAGCAACTCAACCCACCACGTTCACGGATCTCTTCACGGATCTGATGAACCGTATGAAGGCGGAGACCACCACCACGGCGGTCTCTGACCGCGCCAAACGCTACATCAACATGGCGCTGCACGACTTCCACATCCAGCACAACTGGTGGTGGGCGGAGCGGCGTGGGGTAGTCGTTACCCAGGCCCCGTACAAGGTTGGCAGCGTCAGCGTCGCCTCCTCAACCCGGACGACGCTGGAGGGCACCAATACGCTCTGGAACACCACAGCAGTCGGCATGGGAACCACCTTCGCCCGCGCCCTCGGGAAGGTAAAGATCTCGGGGGATGATGACGTCTACATCGTCTCCTCTGTGGGGAGTAATACGTCTATCACCACCGTGGATCGCGTGACGTTTAAGGCCCGGGTGGACAGTGCGGCGAGTGCCTACGTCCATGCCTATGCGTCCTACTCCTATTACGAGGATGAATACGCGCTCGCCTCGGACTTCTACCGGCCTGTGGACCTCCGAACCTTCTCGGACCAGTTGAACATCCCGATAATCCCGAGTGGCCAGTTCTACTCCCGCTACCCTCGTAACTCCTCGGCCACAGGAACGCCCCATGTCTGCACAATCATCGAGGTAGGCCCAGGAAGCACCGTGGCGCTCCGGCCCCGGGTCCTGTTTCACCCGGTCCCTGACAAGGTTATCACCATCCCATACCGGTATCAGACCACCTACTTAGCGGTGTCCTCGGGAGGCACAGGGCAGGTCAACCTGGTAGCAGACGCCGATGAGCCAATCGTTCCGCTCCGCTACCGTCACGTCTTGATCCCTTACGCCGCCTACGTGTGGTATCGGGACCTCAAGAATGACGAGCGGAGCCAGGAGTCCTACTCTGAGTACACCGATCTGGTTAAGCGGATCGCGGGGGACACGAATCCTCAGCAGGACCGGCCTCGCATGGTTCCGGCCCGCATGCGCTTCCAGCCGCTCACCCGGTTGGGGTCCCGGAGACGGTTCGATACGGAGAGTAAGGCGTTTGACGAGATGAGGGATTGATGGGCCGGGGTGCTACGTCCTCCACGTATTGCCCGGCAAGCCCGTGGGGAGAGGCTACGTGGAACGTTTACCCTTGTAGGGACCACGTACAAGTAGTCTAGCATGCCTGGCACAGACCAACTCCAGAAAGTTGTGCTGTCCTTTGGGGGAGGGTGGGCGACGGACTTTGGCCCCTCCTTCATCGCGGCGGCGCAGGGGAACAATCTCACAGTCCCCTACTTCATGCGAGCAGACAACATCACCTATGAACTGGACGGTTCCCCACACAAGATCGGTGGGAGTCAAGTCCTCAACGCCAACGCGACGGCAGGAGCCATCGCAGGGCTCTACGACTTCTGGCTTCAAGGAACGGCTGGGACGGAGACGCAGAAGCGCGTGATCTTTGAGGGGACCCGGATCGCCAAGGACGACGTGGACGGCGTCTGGGACACGCTTACAAGTGCTCAGGAGGATGCCAAGGAGCCCTCCTTTGAGACCTTCGATGCACTCTGCATCATGGCGACTGACTCAACAGTGGATGTGCCGCGTTCCTGGGATGGGACCGCCGCGAGTACCAGCGCCCTCGCCGGGTCTCCACCCAACTTCGCCTTCTCCCGAGCCCACAAGAATCGGCTCTGGGCCGCTGGAAACGCTGCCCTGCCTTCCCGCCTTTACTACTCAGAGAGTCTTAACCCAGAGATCTGGACGGGTGGGGGCTCCGGCTCCATCGACATTGACCCGGACGACGGGGACCGCATCACCGGCCTCGTCTCGCACCGCAACGAACTCATCGTCTTTAAGGGACCAAACCGCCTGTCCATTCATCGGATCACGGGATCAGCGCCGACTGGCACAGATGCCTTTGCCCGTGTTCCCTTTGTGGTAGGCGTAGGCTCGTTCAACCATAACTCCATCTTCCGCATCAACGATGACATCGTGTTTGCCAGCCCCCGTGGGCTCCACTCCCTCGCGGCGACGGCGGCCTACGGGGACTACGTGGAAGCCTTCCTCTCCCGTCCCATCCTCCAGTTCTACCAGGACGAACTGAACCACAACGTCCTCACGCGCATGTGGGGGGTGAACTACCAGGCGAAGGGCTTGGCGATCTGGAACGCCCCCCGCTCGGGTGGGACCGTCTACAACAACTACCTCGTCTATGACTACCGCTTCCAGCCAGGACGCTGGGCTTCGTGGGGAGTCAACAGCACCTACGTGAACCCCAACTGTCTGGCAATCGTGCAGATCCCCTCCACGCGGCGGCATCGTCTGTTCTGTGGGACGACGGCGGGCTACGTGCATGAGCTAGACCGGGCAGTGCGGAGTACGGGCGTTGTGGGGTCAGGCGCAGGGACGGCGTACACGGGAGACGTGTTGACACCGTTCCTCAACTTCGGCACCTCCGCAATCGGGAAGAATGCGCATCGAGGCTTCTGGTCGCTCCTGCCAAAAGGAGCCTTCAACTTTACCTTTTCCTACACCCGGGACAACCTCGC